CACCGCCAACGGCGGGACGGGCGGGCCCCTGGCAACGGCGGCCGCGCCCGAGTTGCCCGCGCCCAGGGCGCCGCAGGAGTAGGCGTAGGCCGTCGAGGGCGAGACGGCGATCAGCTTCTCGAGGTAGCCGCCGCTGCCTCCGCCGCCAGCCGCCGCGGCCGCGGCCGCCACCGACGAGCACCCGCCGCCGCCACCGCCACCGCCGACCATGCGGACGAAGATGCTGGCGGTCTTTGGGTCGGTGGTGTGGTTGCCGGCGCCCGTGACGTAGATCGTCGTCTTGATGAGCCTGCCGGCGTTGGGCGAGGCGGCCTGCTTCAGCGCCCCCGTGGCGTCGAGCACCTCGAAGCCCAGGCCGTCGGTCCAGACCACGCACTCGTCGGTGAGGAGCGAGCACTTGTGGAGCTGGACCGGGGTGGTCCCGTCGGTGTGCAGGATGGTCACCGTCTGGGCGCCGCCCACCGCGCGCACCGAGAGGTGCTTCACGTTCCGGTAGGTCGCGGCGGCCGGGGCAGCCACCACGTCGGTGGTGACCGCCGTCGAGATGATGGTGTTGGTCCGCCCCGGGGTGACGCCGCCGGCGGCGCTGTCCACCCAGCTCGCCTGGACGTGCGTGGCCACCGCCGCGGTGGTGACCACCTGGAGCTTGTCGCTGACGCTGGCGAGGATGAGCATGGCGGCCTAGAGGATATGGACGTCGGAGATGTTCTCGGTCATGGAGTCGGCCGTGGTGAGCGTCCGCAGCGTCGAGAGCAGGCCCCAGGCGATCAACTTGCCCGCCGTCCCGGAGGTCACGTTGGTGAGGAACCATCCGATCCCGTTGGTGAGGGTGATGCCCGTGCCCCACTGGACCGCGGCGGCCATCGAGAGCACCCCGCCGGCCGAGATGTTGGCGTTGGCGGAGGTCCAGTTCTTGCGACCGTAGGAGCCGCCGGTCGCCTCCGGGATGGTCGCCAGGGTGCGGGTCCCGATGTGGGCCCAGGTGCAGGTGTTGTCGGTGATGCCCGTGCCCAGGCCGGTCGGCCCACCGGAGCCGGCCGAGGTTCCGCCCGTCGTGCAGACGTAGAGGTCGGTCCCGTTCTTGACCAGCGCGTTGGTGGCGTAGACGGTCCCCGGCGCCCAGACGGTGCCGGTGACGATGCCGAGCCACATGACGTCGGCAGCGATGGTGCCGCCCTTCCCCAGGAGGTTGAGGAGGTAGTTGCTGCCTTCCTGCGCGAAGTTCGCCACGGGTGCTCCTTACGGGGTCTGGATCCAGCCCCAGTAGCCGGTGGTGCCGCTCAGCCACGCGGCGTAGGTGATGGGGCTCGCCGGCGGGCTCGAGCCCGCCCAGATGCCGAGGTCAGCCAGCTTCGCGTTCCGGGCCAGGACCTGCTGGTAGTTGGCCGCCACCACGCCGCCGAGCTGCTCAGCGTTGGTGGCCAGTTCGGGGACGCCGCCACTGCGAGCCGCGATCTCGTTCGCGGTGCGGTCGGCATCCTCGTATTGGGTCCGGGTGTCGCGCATGCCGGCTACGGACTGCCGTAGATGAGGACTCGACCGTTCGACGTACCCCCGGCGTTCAGCACCGCCTTGAAGCAGGGCGGGACGAACGGGAGGAGGTATCGGGTCGCCCAGGTTGAGCCGGATCCGCCTGCGCCCATGAAGAAGAAGCTGGTCGAGGTCGCAGTGGCGTTGTCGCCGTTCGAGCCGATCGCATCGGTCCCGGCCGCGTCCTTGTACCAGAGCATGCTGAGGCTGCGCGTCGCGGCGTCGGCGTTGACCACCATGATGTTGATCCGAGAGTGCCCAACGGAGCAGATGACGGGGCCCGTGATGACGCCCCCAGAGGCGACGACGCCCGAGTCGTACAGCATGTCGCCGGGTCGGGCCGGGGTGGCCAAGAACAGCAGTGCGAGAAGCAGGATCTTCTTCATGGCGGCGGGCTCCTGATGCTGCGGGGTTGGCTACACCTTGATCACGCCCACGTTGAGCGTGAGGGCGCCGACGGTCTGGGGACCGCCGGACTTATTGAAGATGTGAACGTAGACGCCGTTGTTCACCGCGGTGCAGGTGAGGTGGCAGTTCTGCGGGATGACCACGGTGGAGCCCACGATGGCCAGGTCACCGGGGTTCACGTCCTTGCCGGTGAAGTCCACCCAGGTGGAGACCGACTGGCCGTCGGCAATGGTCCCAGGCGTCCAGGACCCCGTGGCGTAGACCCACTCCGAGAACGGGTATGGAAGGTCGGCGATGACCGGAAGTCCGGTGGCCGAGTCGCCCGAGCTGCCGTCGACCGAATCGTCCTCGGTGACGTAGCCCTCCAGGACGAGCGTGAAGGTGGCGCCCGGGGTCACCGTGCCAGTCCAGAAGCGCAGGACCTTCGCGCCGGGGCGGTTGAAGGTAAAGAACTGGCCGAGAGATGTCAGGCCGAAGGTCCCGGAGATGTCCACGCGGGCGAAGGATCCTGCCGCGGGAAGCCGGTCAGTCGAACCGGAGCCGGCGTACACGTCCACGACGCCGGTGGTCCCATTGTTCTTGAACTCGACCTGCTGGACTCCGGTCTTGCTGGTGACCTTCACCCAGGCCCTGCACACCAGCATGTTGGGCAAGGCGACCTGGGCATCCGCCATCGAGTTGGTGAGCTTGACGACCTTGCGCCAACGGGCGATCCGCCCGTAGGCGACCCCGCCGTACTCGAGCGTTCCGCGCATGGAGCCGAGCGGGAGGACCCGGATCGTGTCCTTGTCGCCCTCGATGATCAGGTCCTCGAACGTGACCTCATTGGGGTCGCCGAGGAGCGGCGTCGATGACCCGTCCTGCACCGTGAGTTCTGTCGAGTTGGCCAAGTCAATCCGGTTGAGCGTAACCTTACGGAACTTCACGCCCTTGCAGTTTCCGCCGACGAAGACCGTGGTGGAACCGGCGCCGCGGGCAGACGAGTTCCCGGAGTCGAGATGGACGTTTTCCAAGAGGACTTGCCGGCACTGGCTCTCGAGGTAGAGACCAGAGGCCGTTATCAGGTCCTTGACTGTGAAGTTGCGGATCGTGACGTTTCGGGACCCGTAAACTCCGATTCCGCCGCCCCTGTCGATGTAGAAGTCGCGCCCGTTGACGAGCTCGCAGTCGCCGAAGTCGAGCACGGTGCTCTTCAGGTTGATCCCGAAGATGTCGTGGACGTCGATCTTTCGGGCTCGATTGCCAAAGATCACCACGTCGGGCGAGAAGGACCCGGAGTGCTCGACCGCGAAGTTCCCGAACTCCCAGCCCTCTGGGATGTCGGTGTACTTCTGGATCCGATGAGCCGCCGGTGCCCAGCCATAGGAGCCAGTGAAGGTGCCACTGACCGCTTCCGGGATGGGCGCCCGCAGGGTGATGCTCGTTCCCGTCAACGACTCGATGACGTTCCACATCCGCACGTGGTTTTGGCCGGGGTCGGAGGGGTCCTCCCCCAGCGCCAGATACACTCGATCGCCGATGGCGAGTCCGGTCGTCGACGCGATCCCCGAGAGGGTGGTGGCTCCGATGGCGATGGGGCCAGAGAAGGCATACCCCGTACCGGACGCGAAGTCGGCGTAGGGGTGGCCGTTGGGCACAGCTCCGCCGTAGTAGAACAGGCAGGCGCAGCCGGAGATGCCCGTCATCACGAAGCGCGTCTTCCGGCCAGCGCCGAGGACGCGGATCGGCCTGTTGATGACGAAACCGCCCGAGACCTTGTAGTCGCCCGGCGGGAAGAAGAGAGTTCCTCCGGCCGGCGTAGCAGCGATGGCCGCCGAGATGCCGGCCCTCGAGTCGGTCACGCCTGAGTTGTCGACGCCGGTGAAATCCAGGACGTTGACGGTGTCGGAGAATCGAGCGCCCAGCGTGCGAGCAGCAGACGTCCCGGCCGCCGTCACGAAGGAGGCTCCCGAGAGCCCCACCTGCGTGCCCGCTGCGATGATGGCCTGCTCTGCCGCCTGGCGAGCGAGCGACTCCGTCTGAATCGCCGCGGCCCTGTCCAGTGGTTCCTGATCGACGACCGCCTGGAGCTGCTGCGCCACCATGGTCTGGCGATCGAAGGCGTCCTCGTGAGCTCTTGGCGAGAAGGTGCCAGCCAGTCGGAACGTCGTCGGCTGGATGAATGGGACCACCCTCTTGATGACGAGGGCACCGACGAGTAGGCCGAGGGGGACGATGGACCCGCTGGGTCGACCCGCCCCGACAACTGAGTAGTGAACACCAGCGGTTAGCTCGGTGCCATTCAACTTCACCAGCAAGTGGCTGGCCTCGAGGAACCTGAACGGCACCGCGTAGGAGCTCTCGCCCCCGGTCGCGGTGTAGGCCACGTCCCTGGTCGTCGTCGTCACCGCCATCGCTGCACCCTCCTCACTGCGAAATGACCTTCTGCGCGTCCGAGAGCGGGTTGGCCTGGTCGCTCTCGCCGTAGATGAGGTTGCCCAGCCCCTCGAGCGGGCCGGCCGGCACGGTCTCGCCGGTGGCCATGTGACTGGCCGCCCGGACGGTCTTCTCGGCCTGGCGTACCGGCACGCCCACCAGCCCGCCCACCAGGGTCTCGGCCGCCGCCACGGCCGCGTCGCCGGCGTCGCCGTCCCCGCCGGCGGCCGCGGTCACCGCGTCGTTGATCCGGTTGACGGTGTCCTGCACGTAGGCGAGCGCCGGCGCGTTGCGCAGCGACGGACGCCGGGCCGGAGCGTCCTTGTCGTGGCGCCAGGCCACGAACTTCCCGGCCGCCCAGTCACCGAAGGCCCCGATGACCGGGACCGGGTAGAAGAGCGCGGCCAGGAGCTTGCGCTCCGTCCACTCCGCGGTGGTCTCGTCGTCGTCCTTGCCCCGGCCGGAGAGGTACTCGCCCATCACGCCGTTGACGAAGGAGACGGCCAGGATGGTCCCGGCCGCCCTGGCGGTGGCGCCGACCTTGTCGCCCGCCGTGGCGGTGTCGGAGTGGTAGGTCGACCAGGCGTCGTGGACCGCCATGCGTTCGACCTGCCAGACGCGGTTGGCGAACCCGTAGAACATCACGAAGGGCGCCCATGCCCGCGAGCGGAGGATGAGCGGCTTGTCGGCGATGTCCTCGGCGGGGAAGGCCTTGGTCACCGCCAGGTTCACGTCCCGGACCGCCTCGGCGTGGGTCTTCCCCTCGGCGAGCGACTGCTGGTAGCGCGCCGTCGCGAACGGGGTGACGGTGAGCTTGTCGGTGAGCTCCATGGTCACGAAGGCGCTGCGCCGGGCGCCCTCGAGGATGGGGTTCTTGAAGGTCGCGGCGCCCCCCATGTCCCCCATGATCTCGCGGAACTTGTGGCCGATCTGGTCGCCACGCTCGCGCACCGAGGAGAAGTTCTCGACGGCGAAGTCCCTCGTCTCGCGCCACCTGGTCGGCCCGCAGGCCAGGGTGGCGGCCGCCAGGTAGCGCGACTTGATCTGGCCGGCGGCGAGCCCGAAGAGCGGCTGCGTCAGGTCGCCGATGGCCACCGGCAGGGAGTAACCGATGGCGGAGATCGCCGCGTTCGACTTGAGGTGGGACCACCAGCGGCTCGACTTGGCGAGCTCGGCCGGGATGGACTCGGAGGTGCCGTTGACCACGGCCTTCAGCCAGGGGGCGAAGAACTTGCCGCGCTCCTCGCCAAGCCGCTGGTCCATCAGGCCGCGGAAACCGGGGTCGAGGATGATGGCCGCCGTCTGGTCGGCGAAGCGCCGGTAGGCGATGTCCTGGATGACTTGGCTGACGTGCTGCGGGACGATGCCCCAGTCGAGGCTGGTGATGTCCTGGTAGTGCTCGGCGCGCGCCTTGGCGTGCGGCGAGTAGGGCTTCAGGCTCTCGCGCTGGTAGCCCTCCCCGAAGAACTCGGAGACGCTGTCCATCAGCTGCTTCTCGCTGGTCCGCTTGGTCGAGCCGGGGCGGTTGTCGTAGCGGGCCGGGAAGTAGCCGCCGGTCATCTCGACGACCTCGCCGTCCGAGGCCTCGAACTTGAAGGGGGCCGCCTGGATCTTCTCGGGCCGGAGCCCGGTCCGCTCCTGGTGGACCCGCGCCATCTCCTCGTAGAGGGAGGGGCCGCCGTTGGTCCCCTCGAGCGCCGCCCAGACCGCGTTGACCCAGCGGGCCTCCTTGCCGTTCAGGTGCTGCTCGAGGACGGACATGACCTGGTCGCGACTCCAGGCGCGGCCGCCCAGGAAGCGCTCCTCGTTGGAGTCGTTTCCGAGCTGCAGCAGCATCATCAGCATGTCGGCCCGCGTGTACTCGGTGCTGGTCCGGTACGTCCGCAGCTGGTCGGAGAGGGCCAAGGCGTCGCCGACCCGGATCCGCTCGGTGAGGCGCTTCCGGTCCAGGCCGCTCTTCTCGAACTCCTTGGTGAGCCGCTCGAGGAAGGCGCGCTGTAGTTCGCTGCGCTTGTCGCGCGCCGCCCAGCGCTCCTCGATGAAGACCCGGTGGAAGATCCCGCCCGGGTCCTTCCCTTCCAGCATCTCCACGTTGGTAAGGACGTCGTTGAGCAGCTGGTCGACGTGCTGCCCGGCCAGCCGGATGCTCTTACGGACCGTGTCGTCGAGCCGGGGCGAGTCGGGGAAGGTGGGCTGCGCCGGGAGGCTCCGCTCGGCCGCCGCCCGCATCTGCGCGATGATGTCGAGCCGGGCGTACCGCTTCCCCAGGATGGTCAGCTCGTTGGCGTTGTTCGCCATGGTGCGCAGGTTCTGGACCGCGTTGGCCACCTCCCAGGCCTGGGTCACCGAGAGCTCGCGCCAGGGCGTCCTGCTGTTGATCACCTGCCGGATGACCTGGGGGTCGAAGTCGATGGCAGCGGCGTCAGCCACGGCCTTGGCCAGCGCCTCCTCGAGCCCGCCGCGCTTCCCAATGGTGTCGGGCGGGATGTTCCCGAGCCCCACCGCGGAGAGGATGGTGTCATGGGCGTCGAGGTAGACCGGGTCGGCCTTGCCGAGCTCGGCGCGCCAGGCCGTCCGGCCGGTCTTCTCCAGCGCCAGCTCCTTGGCGTCGAGCTTCTCCTTCTGGCCCTCGGCCGCCTGGGCCACGGCCATGGCCCAGAGCTGCTGGTCCCGCTCCTCGTAGGCTCGCTGGACCCACTTCTTGCGGTTCGCCTCGGTCGTCGCCTCGGAGGCCTTCAGCGCCGCCTCGAAGGCCCGCTTGCCGGCCGCCTTCACCGCGGCGTTGGACTTGCCCGGGGAGAGGTCGGCCACCCGCCCCCGGTAGATCATCGTCTCGGCCGCGGTGACCATGGCGGTCCAGGAGACCCCGCGCGAGCGGACGTCCATGGCCGGGTCGGCCAGGTCGACCGCCAGCCGGCCCATCTCCTTGATGATGGCCGCGGCGGCCTTCGGGGTCGCGGCCACCTCGAAGGCGCGCTCCGCCAAGGAGGCCTGGTCCGCCATGAGCGGCGGGCCGTAGAGCTCGTTCATGGCCTTCTGGACCCGGTCCTCGAGGACGGCGTCGCGGTTCCGGGTGGCGGAGAGCTGGTCGACCAGCTCCTTCCCGCTCCCGAAGCCGAGCAGGCCGGCCACGTCCTCGAGCTTCATCCCCTCGCCCTTGGGGGCGAAGATGTCGGGGTGCTCCTTGGCCAGCCCGCGGCTGAACTCGGCGCCGTGGGCCTTGGTGAGCTCCTTCCGATTCAGTTTCACCGGCTCGCCGTTCGGCCCCTTGAGGATGGCGCTGCCGCCCGCCTGCAGCACCCTCACGGCCGCCTGGACCGGATCGGCATCCACCTCGGGCGCCAGCTCGTCGCGCAGCCGGGCCCGCTCGGCGGCCATCATCTCGGAGTTGGCCTTCCGGTCGCCCTCGACGAGCGCCTTCAGCAGCTTCTGCTCCGCCTCGGCGCGCGCGTCGGCGAAGGCCCTCGTCACCTCCGGGCCTGCGCCGGGGAGCGCCTCGAGCCCGGCCTCGCCGGTGGCCTTCCCCACCTCGGTCTCGGCGGTGAGTAGCCGGTCGAAGAGCGCCCGGGTGGCCGGGTTGAGGTCCCCGAGCTCGTGGCCGTACTGGGTGGCAAAGGTGCGGCGCAACTCACCGACCGAGCGGTAGACCTTGATCAGCCAGTTCTTGAAGCGGCCGAGCGTCCCGGCCAGGGCCGCCTCGGGCGCCTTCCCCTCGGTCAGGTACTGCTCCCAGAGGTAGGAGAGCCGCTCCTCCTTCGCGGTCAGCTCCTTCAGGCGCGCCTGGACCTGCTGGTGCTCCGGGCTGCCGGCCACCGCCGACATGGTGGTGTCCAGCGTCTTCCGCTCCTCCCGGGCCGCGGCGCGCTCCTCGGGGGTGGAGTAGCCCATCGCCTTCAGCATCTGGGCGTAGTCGGCCTTGACCTCCTCGGTGGCGCCCTCGCGCGTGGCCAGCAGCTCGAGCAGCCGGCCGAAGACGTGCGCCGTTTCGTGGGCCAGTGTGCTCGGGTCGGCGTTCTGGAAGAGGTCGATGGAGGCCTTGATCCCCTTCCCGCCCTCGAGCGGGGTGAAGACCACCGAGCCGCGGTCGCCTCCGCGACCAACCTGGAAGAGCGGGACGCCCTCGCGGACGACCTTGGACCGGAGGTCGGCGGGGATCGTAGCGGTCCAGACGGTCGCGACCGAGGCGGCAGTCCTGGCCTCCTCGACGGTCTTGAAGGGGCCGAGATTCTGGACCTGCCCACCATCTTTCGGTGTGGGGGGGCGACCCCAGAAACCATCCTTGGTCTCGAAGGTTTCGCCGGAGAGTGGCTCCTGCTTGAGCGTCCCGCCTTCCTTGCCGACCAGCTTCTTGAAGATCCCGGGGATGCGCTGGTCGTAGGCGACCTTCATCCCCTCGCCCCCGGTGGAGAAGTCCACGCCATGGAGGTGCTGGGCTCCGGTCTCGTCGAGAGGCCGGGCCAGCAACTTCTGGGCGTTCTCCTTGCCGACGTAGTCCGCGATCTTCTCGGGTGGGATCCCCTCGGCCATGACCGGGTTCCCCTCCTTGTCGAAGGCAACGAACTTTCCCCTCTCGCCAGCGTCCCGAGACATCTGCTCCCACGCTTCGCCCATGTACTTCGCGGCGTAGTGCAGGGCGGCCGGGCGCATGCTCTCGACACCCTTCCCGATCCTCAGATCCTTCATCCCCTCGGCGCTCGCGATCCAGGCCGGGCCATCGGAACGGATGGTGATGGTCTCGAGCGTGGGCTTCGGGGTGGTGACCGGTGGTCGGTAGAGAAGCTCGGTGACGTACTTCTCCAGCTTGTAGCGTTCGGCCTGCTGCGCTCCGGTGGTCCAGGAGATCTTCTCGTACCCGTGCTCTGCGGCGTACCGGAGCAGGCGGCGAGCGACCAGGGCCTCCCAGGTATCCTTCCAAGGGGCGTTCGGCACGCGCACGCCGTCGACTTGGTCCGCCAGCTCGGCGCCGCGCTCGTTCAGCCGGCTGGACGACTCGCGTTCGGCGTCGGTCGCCTTGCCCCACCAGGCCGGGCCATACTTGGCCTGCATCGCCTGCTGGAGTTCGAAGGTCTCCTTGTTGAGCTTCGCGAGTTCGGCCCTGGCCTCCTCGGCCTTGCCGGTCTGGTACCCCTTCTCTCTCCCCGTCTGGTGCAGGTCAGACTGGATCTCCTCGATGAAGAGCATCGGCCGACCCGCGGCGTCGAGGTGCTCGGAGATCCGAGCGTGGGCGAGCAGGCCGGTGCTGTCGGCTCCGAAGTGGGGGGAGTGGTAGTCCTTCGCCGCCGGGGTTCTGAAGAGCAGTTCCTTGTAAGACCCCGGGACCTCGCCGCCGAGGATGTGCTTGTCGTAGACCGAGTCGCCCCCGCCGAGCACCTTCTCGCTGACCTCGACCTGATGGGCCCTGGTGAACTCCAGAACCTGCGCCTTGGTGACGGTCCCCTTCTGCTGGGAGAGCCAGTCCTTGAGCCCCGTCCACTCCAGCTCCTCCGCCTTGACGCCGGGGGTCTTGGACAGGACGGCGGTCCAGGACTCGGGGGTGCCCTTCTCCTGCTTGGCGCCCTCGGCGGCCCGCTCCAGCGCCGAGTACCACACGGGGCCGGGGGCGGCCGGCGCCTGCCTCAGCGTCTCCTGGGCCGCCCGGTCGACCGTCACCGCGGCGCCGTCGAGGTTGGCCACCAGGACGTCCGCCCCTTCCACCGGCTTGAACCCGGCCAGGTCGCGCGACTCGAAGAACTCCCCGTGGCCGATCGCCTGGGGGTTGACCTTCGAGTCGCCGTGCTTGGCCTTGGCCTCCTTCTTGGCCTTATTGAGCTCGCCGGCTGCGACGACGTCGGAGCTGCCCACGCCGGCGTAGAAGGAGCGCTTCACCCCCGGGGCGACCTCGGGGAGCGCCGCCACCAGCCCGCGCCCTTTGGCCAGGAAGGCCGCGGCCGCCTCGGCCGTGTCGAAGTGGAAGGTGAACTCGTCCCCGCCGCCGCGGTAGGCCTTGCCGTTCTGGGCCCGGGAGGCCTCGTGGAGCGCCCGGGCAGTGTCGGCCAGGTAGGCGTTGCCCACCGGCTGGCCGAACCGGTTGTTCACCTGGCCGAGGCCGGGGAGGTCGACGAGGATGTGCACCCCGCCGCGCGCCGGCTGGGTGGTGAGGAAGTCGAGGTAGGCCCGCATCGAGCCCAAGCCCGTGAGCGAGTCGGTCCAGGCGATCTGGTCGAGCGCTCGAATGGCGTCGGGGTTGCCGTTCAGGGCCTGCTCGAGGAGCGCCGAGCGGCCGCTCGAGGGGCTGAGGGCCGTGCCGGAGCTGGTGACCTGGTGGTTGGCGTCCTTCCAGCCGGCGATCTCGATGGGCGCCAGCTGCGTGTACATGTCCCAGGCCGTCCAGGGCTTCTCACCGGCGGCGAGCGCGCGCGGTCGGTCGCGAAGCTCGGCGTACCGGTAGACCCGGGCCACGTTCTCGGCGTTGGCGGCCGCCAGCTCTGGGCCGACCTTGCCGGAGGCCAGCGCCTTGGCGAGGAAGTCCTTGCGCACAGCGTCGAACGCGGCGTCGTCGGCCGGCGCCGGCTCGGCCATGACCCGCGCCATCAGCTCGCGGTCCTTCGCCTGCTGCTCGCCGACCTCGCGCAGCGTCCGGCCGTCGCGGTCAACCCGGAGGTCGGGCAGGAGCGCCTTCTCGAGCGCAGGGTTCACCGCCACCCGGGTCAGGTACTTCTCGACGGGGATCTCCAGGGCCAGGCCGGTCTGCTTGGCCCGGTCCCAGGCCGCCCCGCCGTCGCCCACGATGGCCGCGGCCATGGAGCGGGGGTCGGCGCCCTGGGCCTTGGCGACCTGGTCGAAGCGCTCGACCGTGGCGTAGACGGTCTCCTGGCCACTCTCGGCGGCGCCGGAGCGGATGAGCTCCTCCAGGCCGCCGGAGAACCGCTCCCGGAGCTTCGTCGCCCGGACGGCCTCCCCCTGCTTCAGCAGGACCTGGGCGGCGGTCTCGGCGCGCACCACCTCGCCGCGGCGCTTCATCTCGGCCCGGGCCGGCCCGAAGAAGCTCAGGACCAGGAGGTCGGGGAGCGAGGTGACGAAGCCGTCCATCGAGGCCCGGACGACGGCGCCGGCGTCCGGCTCCATACCGGCGCGGCCGCGCCCGAGCTGCATCGCCCCCTCGTTGATGGCCGACTGGCTGGCCATGGCCGCGGCGCCGCTGGCCAGCGCGTGGCCGCCCTCCTTGGCCATCCGGCCAAAGGCCTGGACCAGGGTGGCGTTGGCGATGGCCGCCTCGCCGGTGACCTTCGCGGCGTCGGTGAGGGCCGCCTCGCCGAAGAGCCCCTTGGAGACGGGCCGCAGCCCGAATTCCATGGCGAACCCGCCGGCGAGGCTTCCCAAGGCAGAGACGACCTGCTTCGACGTCTCGTCGACCTTCTGGCGCTCGGGCCCCTCGATCTTGCCGAGCCCCTCGTAGAGCGAGCCGTACCCCTGGAAGGCCCACCAGAGCGCCTTGGCGCCGAGTCCCACCCCGACGGCCACTTCGACCGGGGCGGCCGCCGAGGCCACCGCGCCCACCGCAGCGGCGCCGGCGAGGGACGGCAGCATGCGGAAGGGGGCCAGGACGACCTTGCCGGCCAGGTTGGTGTCGAAGTCGCGGCTGGTCGACCGCTCGAGCTCGTGCTTGGCCGCGGCGTTCTCGGCCGCGAAGACCTGCGGCGGCGAGTAGGACTTCCCGGTGCCGATGTTGAGCCAGGGCTCGAGGAGGTCCCTCATCACCCAGTTGACGTCGGCCGCCTTGCGGGCCGCCAGGCGCACCTCGTCGATGCCCACGCCGAGGCTGGCGAGCTTGGCGTCCCAGACGTAGTGGCTGCCCTCGGCGAACGGCGTGGTGAGCTTGCCGCCGTCGTCCATCCACCACCCGCCGAGCCACTTCATCAGGGTGGGAAGCTTGGTCGACTCGTCCTTGATGAGCGCCGCCTTGACCGGGTCGCCCAGGAACGGCCGGAGCTGGGGGTGGTCGTCCCAGAGCTGCTGCCAGGGGACCTGGCTGGCGTCCACCTCGCGCTTCACCGCCTCCAGGTTGTCGGCCACCCACTGGGGATCGCCGCCGGTGGCCGCGGAGTACTTCAGCGCCTCGGCGGCGCGCTCCGGGGCGATCGGCGCGTTGACGTCGCGGTAGCGGAGCAGGTCACCCACCCGGGACGGCGTGGCGCCGAGGTCGGTGCCCGGGGTCGGGAGCGAGCCCGGGATCGCCGCTGTGGGGACCGCCGGAGCGTCCAGGGCCGGCGGGCCACCGACGTCAGGCGGGCTGTCGAAGAGCGCCGGCGGCTCCGAGGGGACCAGCGAGAGGGTGCCGAAGGGCGGCGCCTTGGCGGGCGGCGTGGCAGCCACCTCGGCCGGCTGGAAGCCAGGCGGGAGCTCGTCGGCGGGCGGCGGCGCCGGCGCGAACCCCGGGGGCAGCTCGTAGCTCAC